ACTTCAGTTTATAAACTGAGAACATTAGTATCAAGATTGATATTATGTGTTCCGGCGGTAGCAGAAACAGCAAGTCCGATTCCTGTATGATCCATCATTGTTGAAACTGGAATTACATAAGCTTGCAACGCATCTTCATCCAAATCGGCTCGTGCAAGATCCTCAGTTTTGGGAACGATTGTCAATACTTTTATAGAAGTTGCACTTACAACATCAACCACTTCACCGACCAAAACATCATTGGTGGTAGTGGCTGCCAGAGCAACGGTATTATCATCTACAATATAAACTTTGTAACCCATCCAGGTGATGTCAGCACCAGTACACGCAATAGTTTCGACTTTATTATATCTAAGTTGAACATCAATTGCACCATCTAAACCAGAGGAATTATCAGCTTGTGCAGTTGCAACTCCTCTAAATCTACCATTCGCAGTATCAGCACCGACAACAGCATATCCTGTTCCAAGAATAACCATTACTAAAGCGCCTTTGTAAATGGTCTCATCAGCCCCTACCTGAATTGATAACAAGTCAGGTTCTTTATAATCTCTTTGAGCATCAGCAGCTAAAGCAGTCATTTTTCTTCTCCTTTTAAATCCATATCAACTAAGCTTTTCATTTCAGGTTCTTTTGTGTTTTCATCGTCATGATCCATGTCTTTGTCAAGTTCAATCAGAGGTTTTCTCTCAGAGTATTCAGCTTTAAGCAACTTTTTTGCATCTTCAGGAATCATACTGAATAACTGAACTGTAGCGTCTTTCTTTGCAGGGTCAAGCTTTCCATCTTTAATTAATATAGCTGTAAAGTTTTCAATATCCACAGCCTCAATCTTTTTGTTTAACTCTGTAATATCAGTATTAAGCTTTTCTATTTTCTCGTCTTTTACTTTTACGTCAGTTGTAAGTTTTGTAACTTCATCAGAGTGTTCTTTTTTTAATGTTGTTTTTTGTGTTTCAAGACTAGCACTCAAAATTGATAAATGCTGTTCTTCTGTATAATTTACCATGTCAAACTCCTTTACTTTTTTTTCATCTTCTTTTGTTTTTGTTAAGATTTCCTGTTCAAAAGTTTCTACACCTTCAAGATTAAGATTCAATTTTACATATTCCCCACCTTCAAGATTAAGATTCAATTTCATAGGCTCCATGTCTTCGCAACCTGGAGCTAATGCTCCAAGAAAAGCTACATGAAACAAAACTGATCCGTAATTTTTTAACTTTTTCCAATATCCTACTGACCTGTTTTTCAATTGATAATTGACAAGTAATTTGTAAAAATCCTCTGATACACGTATAGCGTCCATTAATAACCTGTTTCCCTCTCTCTTCAATTTAGATACCCAGCCATGAGCCAAGGTTTCTTCATCTGGATGTCCGATGGTAAGTGGTACGCCGTCTTTGAAAACGTTCAAATCAAAGTTTTTTTTCATATCATCCAACTCCTTGGATGTAATAACTCCTTCTTGAACTCTGGCAATCTCAACATTTTCTAATGTTTTCATACTAAAATTATAGAACGGATTAACGTTTTTTTCACTTCAATTATTGAGTAGTATTTATTAGTTTCTTATAATATAATTTGAATTAGTGCTGTTTAGGTATCTTTATGCTATCAGATTCTTTTTGCTTTAATAATGCGTTGTTTTCCATTTCCTTGGCATAGTTTTTAGCATTCTTAGGGGAGTCGGTAAAGTGAGAGTGAACATTTTTTTTATTCTTTTTCATAGATTCGGGAGATTGCTTAATACCCTTTCTTTTCATATACCCGGGAGTCAAACCCCTTATCCTTGATCTGCATAAGTAATGAACAGGAGGTGTGATACTTCCCCATATAGGATCATTCTTTGGGTAGACTGCCCCATCCAGGGAACCACATATATCAGACGTTCTCCTATCTATTACAGCATCAAACATCATGTGTCCTACTGCTGCATTATTCGCATAACTAACCCTATGAGCGATATTGTAAGCACTCATTATATTTGTTCTGTATATTACTTTTAAATGCCAGTTTTGCAATGGAGTAAGACCAGACGCCCTAAATACCTCATTTACATTTTCTTTCCATGATTCAAAGTCTCTTCCGGTATCTATAGCAGATAATATCGATTCTTTCATATTCTTTATCATGCCGAATCTCTCAATACGCTGAACAGAAAATGAGATGTTTTTAAAATATGCTTCTGCTTCTTTAAATTTAGCTCCACTGATTACACCTTTTTTCTTGAACAATAAAAGTGCTTCGTTATACCCGGATATATAAGAAGGTGCTTTTAATTCACTCTTACTTTTACCTTCCTGCCTATCAATCTCAATGTTAGCTTCATCATATCCGAATAGGTAAGACAAAAATAATGACTTTTCAGTTAATATTCTAATCGACTTATCAGGTGGGCTTAATGTAATATGGCTGTCAAACGACTTAATTGTTTTAGCTTCCTTAATCCATTTTATCACCTGCTTTGTGTATAGAGTCGTACCGATTGCAAGTGTTAAATCATAGATATTATCTATTGTTAATTTCTTAGGGAAGGCTGGCATTATTTATCTAACCTCTTTCAATGCTGTCAAATACAACTTCCTATCATCGCTTAACTGCTCTGTAAATTTATTAGGCTCCGCTTCAGTTGGAATGATAACCGTCTGACCATCTGTAGGAGTTGGAATACCAAAGGTTTTATGAATATACTCCTCGGTTACACCTTTAAACTTTAATCTATTTACAAGTATATCCAAAGCTTCCGACATAACCTTTTTATCAACTTCTTTAGTTTGAGTAATATTATATTCGGGATATTTTTTAACATTAGGAAAGTTAAAATCTACCAATGGCCTGATAATAAGAAAATTAATAAACTCCCTATACCAAACAATATCAGCTTTTATCATATTGTAGAAGGTGTCAGAATGGACTACAGCCTGAGCGTATGAACCTGATCTATTATCTGATTCAGTTGTTAAATTCTGCCCTAATACCGCTATACTCATTTTCTTATCCATATACGATACAAATTTTTCATAAGAGTCTACTGCTCCGGTTCCAATCTTATTAAGTACATCTAAAACAACACCCTTGGGAACTGATGCACTGCTCTGATTTCTAATATTTTTAATAAATAAATCAATCTTTTCTTTATGTTTAACATCTTCATAAGTGCCTATAATGGATGGTGCAACGTTCTTTTCAGTAAACAAAGCCCAGAATTGAACAGACTCCCTTTTGATATACCAATACCAGTATAATTTTTGAAATAAAGATTCACCATACCTGTTATTATTCCGTTTTCTGAAAGTTAATACAGGATAATATAATTCTTTCAATGGCACTGGATCGCCATCAACGTCAGTCCTTCTAAGCTCATTCTTCTCACTAAAATCAAAATACTTAATAGCGTGGTTATCCCTGGCAGATATTACCCATTTTAAATCTTTCTCTGAAAATACTATATTCTCAACTCCATGTCCGCATGTGAAAGCACTATGTAACGTTTGATAAGATGTAGAATTAAAGCTTGGTATATTTTCAAATACCTCTCTGACAAAATCAGCTTCAGCACCTTCCCCGGTTATCTCACTTTTCAAGCTCAATAATGCAAGTATTCGAGTTTGGATTATACCATATAAATGTGGATCAGAGTCCTCCATTTCCTTAACCTTTTCATATATTCCGAGGGTGGTATCTCCAAGATGTTCATTCCCATTATAAGTAAACCTATCAGAATCAGCAACGATAATTGGTTTGACAACCGGTTTAACTTTAGTGAGATCGTCTTCCGTCTTAGCAAGGAATTTTATTTTATCTAATAATTTCATACGGCTCTCCTTAATTCTACCAGTCAGGATCTTTGGTAGCATTTTGATATCTATGATGAATTGTTATAACTTTATCACTATCAAGCATATATTTTGATTGATAATAGCATAATAAGATTGCATCAGCTTTGTCAGGTGATCTGTTTTCTCGCTTTTTATAATCCCTCTTAGGCTCAACTATTTTCCTTTGATCTTTAGTGTAGTAGAATCTTCTTTTAGTTAATTCAGTTTTCAATTCAGGATCATTTGGAATATCAATTTCTTCATTTTCAAGCAGATCCTTAAAGTTAAACCACATTTCTGTTATTACATTTACATATTTGTCAGGTTCTTTAACATGGTCTGAGCCTTCTAATCCAAAATTAATATGTTGTGTTTTGGTATACTTTGCCTTCTCTATATAATCGCCTACTCCAGGCATCCCAGTACTATCAACATTAACAATACAATCATAATTATTATCAAGAAAGTCAACTGCAATATCAACAGTTTCATTTATTTTCTTTTTAATATGTTCATGCTGTTTGATTGTCTTTAATCCTTTTCTCATATAAAAGACTGTTCTATCATCTCCCATCCTGGCAACGTCAGCACCCATAACAAGCCCACCTACAGGATTAATTATATTCCGTTCCATTGCCCTGCTAACATCTTCAATGTCAATGATGGCTTCAGCAGCTTGAC